GCAACAACGGCCCTGGTCAGCTTGATCGAATCGGCCAGCGCCGCCGACATCATCACCGCGGCCACCATCGCCGCCGTTGCGCTGACGGAAGCCGCGAGCGCGAGTGACACGCAGACGGCCAGCTACTCGGCCACGGGCAGCGGCAGCGTCACCGAGTTGGCGTCGGCGTCCGACACGCTCGACGCAGCGAACACCATGCTGCGGGCGCTGACGGAAACGGCCAGCGCGGATGACCAGCTCGCGGCGGCCACGACCATGCTGCGCGCGATCAGTGAGAGCGCCAGCGCCAGCGACGACGCATCGGCGAGCTACACGGCGGCCGGTGCTGCGGCCATTACCGAGACGGCCAGCGCGACCGATGCGCTCACCGCCGCGGCGACGCTGCTGGTGACGATCCTCGAAGCCGGCAGCGCCACCGACGCGCTGGCCGCGGCGACGACGATGGTGCGCGCAATCACCGAGCAGGCGACGGCGATCGACACCGTGGCCGGCGCGCTGCCTGGCAGCACCTGGGACGTGTCAATCGAAGAGCTGGCCGCGGCGGTCGATCTGATCACCGGCTACGCGGCCGGCGGCCTGACTGTCTCCCCGCTGGGCCTGCGCCTGTCCACCACCGCGCGCCAGCCGCGCCTGAGCACGAGGACGCGATGACCCGCATCCACATCTCCGGCCCTGACACGGAGCCGATCACGCTGGCTCAAGCCAAGCTGCACGCCCGCGTCGAGCACGACGCCGACGACGCGCTGATCACCGGCTTCGTCGCGGCGGCGCGCGAGGATGCCGAGCATGAGCTTGGCCGCCTGCTGGCCGCGCAGGTGTGGCAGCTGACCTTCGACGCATTCCCCGCCGTCGAGATAGCGCTAGGCCCTGACGTGACTGGCATCCAGTCGATCCAATACCTCGACACGTCAGGCGTCCTGCAGACGCTCGACCCGGCGGCCTATGTGCTCGACAACATGGACCGTGCTCAGTGCTTCGCGCTGCCGGCAGACGGCTACGAATGGCCGTCCACCTACGACAGCGCCAACGCCGTGCGCGTGCGCATTGCGTGCGGTCTTGATCCGGTGCCAGAAACCGTGCGCGCCTGGATGCTGCTGCGCATCGGCGCGCTGATCGAGCACCGCGCAGCCGTCGCCGCCGGGCAGACGCTCACGGCCATGCCGGATCGCTTCTCCGACCGCCTGCTTGACCGCTACCGGATCTACAGCGCATGACCCTCGCCATCAACGCGGGCGACCTGCGTCACCGCATCACCCTGCAGTCGCCGCCGGTGGGTCGCAACGCCGTGGGCGGACGCTCGGGCGACTGGGTGGACGAGGCCACCGTATGGGCCGCCGCATGGCCCGTCAGCGCCCGCGAGATGCTGGCCGGCGGGCAGATCACGAGCGAGGTGTCGGTGCGCTTCCGCATCCGCTACCGGGCCGGCGTGCTGCCAAGCTGGCGCGTCGTGTGGCGTGGCGTGGCCTACGCCATCGTCGGCGACCCGATCGACGTGCAGGGCCGGCAGGTGGCGCTCGATCTGATGTGCTCGGGTGGCATCCGTGACGGAGGCGCCGCGTGATCACCGCCAAGGTAAGCGGCGTCGCTGATCTGCGCCGCGAGCTGGCCGCGCTGCCGGGCAAGCTGCGCGTGCGCGCCGTGCGCAATGCCTTGGCCGCGGGCGCACGCCTGGTGCGCAACGCAGCCCGCAGCGCCGCGCCGGTGCTGAGCATCGGCGACCCCGCCGTGCAGGCCGGCCGGCGCAAGCCCGGCACCGTGCGCAAGGCCATCGTGGTGCGCACCAGCAAGCTGGCCCGCCGCAGCGGCGACGTGGGCGTGTTCGTCAACGTGCGGCCCGCCAAGGCCGGCCAGAGCGGCGCCAAGAACCCCAACGACCCGTTCTACTGGCGCTTCATCCAGTTCGGCTGGAACCCGGCGAGCGGCCCTGACCGATTCGGCCGAGCCGCCCGCCGCGAGCGCCGCCGCCTCAACCGTGTCGGCGTCGCCAAGCGCGTGCCCGGCGTCAAGTTCCTGGAAGCCGGCGCCGCCCAGCTCGGCGCCGCGCTCAACGCCATCATGCCCAAGCTGCAGGCGGCCATCGCCAAGCTCAACACCCCGAAGGCCCCGCCGCCATGAGCAGCGCCGAATCCCAGTTCCGCGCCGTGCTGGCCGCGCACGCGCCGCTGACGGCCGTCATCGGCACCCGCATCGCGCTCAACGCCATCCCCGAGGGCGGCGGCTTCCCCTGCGTGGTCTATGCCGTGCGCACCGAGCCCGCGCAGACGCTGCTGGGCGCAGGCGACGAGCTGCAGGCCACGATCAGCGTGCAGTGCTGGGCAGGCGATCAGCTCGCCGCGCGCGAGCTGGCCGACCTCGTGCGCGACGCCATCGACACCGCCGACGCCGCGCGCTGCGCCTACGTGCTGTCTGACGCCACCGTCTTCGACGAGGAGATGGGCCTCGACGGCGTCCAACTCGAGGTCGACTGGACGCCATAGCGCGTCCGCCAGTTCACCAACCAAGCCGCCCACGGGCGGCTTTTTTCTCGTCTGAAAGGAGCCAGCGATGGCAAACATCAAGGGCCGCAACGTCCGAGTCGAGATCGCGGCCACCTACGGCAGCGATGTCACCGTGTCCGCGGTCACCCAAGCATTGCCGGGGGTGGCCACAGCCACATCGCACGGCCAGGCCAACGGGACCGTCGGCTACTTTCACACCGTCGGCGGCATGGCCCAGCTCGAAAAGCAGGCCGTGCGCGTGGCCAATCAGGCGACCAACAGCTTCGAGCTGCAGGGCCTGAACACCACGGCCTTTGCGGCCTACACCAGCGGCTTGTTCAAGCCGGTTGCCACGTGGTCGACGCTGGCCGAGTCGACCAGCTACGAGATCAGCGGAGGCGCTGGAGAGAAGCTGGATGTCACCACGCTGCTGGACATCGTGCGCAAGGAGGAGCAGGGCCTCCTGCCGACGCAGACCGTCAACGTCGGCGTGCTGGCGCAGGACGTGCCGACTGCGGCCACGCAGCTGCTCGAGGCCGCAGCGCAGGCCGGCGGCATCATCGTCGTGCGCGTCAGCATCGGCACCACCGCCGTGCGGATCTTCTGCGGCGAGCCCTCGCTCGCTGGCGAGTCTGTGCAAGTTGGCGCCATCGGCAGCGGCTCGCTTGACTTTGCGGTCAAGGGCTACGCGCTGAAGCTGTCGGCCGCGTGAACGCCCAGGCCCTGATCGCGCGGCTGGCCGAGCAGCGCCGCCATTGGGCGGATCTGCCGGGCGGCGTGCGCGTGCGCTTCGCGCGCCCGCACGAGACCGAGTTCGCGCGCTTCCGCCTCGGCATCACCATCGAGCACGTGTGCGAGTACGTCGACGGCTGGGATGGCGTCACTGAGGCCGTCGTGCTGGGCTCGTCCATCGGGTCCGACTCGCCGGTGCCGTTCGATGCCGCGCTCTGGCGCGATCTGGTGCGCGACCGCATCGACTGGGTGCAGCCGGTGGCCGAAGCCATCGCCAAGGCCATCACCGACCACCTCGCGGCCAAGGATGCGACGGCAAAAAACTGACGGCCGTGCTGGATGCGCAGGCGGGCATCCAGTACGAGGGCGAAACACCGCCGCCGCCCACCGATGACGACGTGATGGCCATCCGCGTGTTCAACGGTCTCGCCAACGGCATGGGCGGCATCGACTGGGCCGGTCTGCCGCTGCTGTGCGCCTACCACGGCGTGCGCGACGTGGAGGGCCTGTTGCACCGGATGCTGGTCATCAAGGCCCACCGCAAGCCCGACGACGCCGACCGCGGCGCTGTCACCGACGACTGAGGCACGCATGGCCATCGCAAAGCTCAGCATCGACATCGAAGCGCGCCTTGCCAACCTGCAGGCGGGGCTGGACAAGGCCGGCCTGCTGGCCGAGCGCACCGCCAACCAGATCAGCGGCGCATTCAGCGGCCTCAAGAGCGTAGCGGCCACCGTCGGCCCCGTGCTGGCCGGCGTGTTCGCTGTTGCCGGCATTGCGGGCTTTGTGAGGCAGACGCTTGACGGCATCGACGCGCTCAACGACTTGTCTGACGCCACTGGTGCCAGCGTGGAGAACCTGTCCGCGCTGGAGGACGCTGCCGCGCGCACCGGCACGCAGATGGACACCGTGGGCGCCGCGCTGGTCAAGCTCAACCAGCAGCTCGCCGCCGCCAAGCCCGGCAACGAGACCGACCAGGCCCTGCGCGCCATCGGCCTGAGCGCCGAGGAGCTGCGCCGGATCGACCCCGCGCAGGCGCTGCTGCAGGTGGCGCAGTCGCTGCAGCAGTTCGAGGACGACGGCAACAAGGCTCGGCTTGTGCAGGAGCTGTTCGGCAAGTCGGTCAAGGAGGTGGCGCCGCTGCTCAAGGACCTGGCCGAGTCGGGCCAGCTCAACGCCACCGTCACGAGGGAGCAGGCCGATCAGGTGGACCGGTTCAACAAGGAACTGGCACGGCTTGGCAAGACGGCCACCGACGTGGCGCGCGACATCTCCGGCCCGCTGATCACCGCCATCAACAACCTGCTGGAGCGTGGGCGCAAGGAGGGATTCCTTTCCGCGCTGTTCACGCCCACGGAGACTGGCCGAGCCATTCAGCAGGCGGAAGACCTTTCGCGGGCGATCACGGTCGTAACCGACCGGCTGTTGCGGGCTGAGACACTGGCGAAGAACCTTGAGCTTCCGGGCGCCGTGCGTGCCAAGTGGGCGGCCGATGCTGCGGCGCTGCGAACGCAGCTCGAAGGGCTGCAGCGGCAGGCGCTGGACGTGACGCAGGGGCTCAAGGGGCCATTGCCAGACGAGTACGGCAACGAAGGGCGCAACAGGCCGCGAGCAAGCCTGCCGACGATCAGTGCCGCGCCCAAGCCCGCGCGCGTGGCCGGCCTCGACCGCGCACCGGACACCTATGCCGACGTCATCGGCCGCGGTGTGGCTGCGCTGATCGAGAGGACCGACACCGTGAAACTGGCCGAGCTGAACGCCCAGCTGGCCAAGCTCGAAGAACTTGCCGCAGCCGGCCTTGACCCGAAGATCGTCGAGCAGGTGCGCAGCCTGTTGACCCCCATCGACAAGGGCGATGTGGGGCCGCCGATCAGCGCCGAGTTGGAGAAGGTGAACGCCCTGCTGGCGCAGACCGACAGCGCGCAGCTCGCCGACGCACAGCGCACGTTGATGCTGCTGAACGACGAGCTGTCCAAGGTCGACGCCGGCAGCGCGCGCTTCGTGCAACTGCAAGAGGCCATTCTCGGCGCGCAGGACAGGCTTACGGAACTGGCAGGCACCTTCCCCGAGCTGAAGAAGCAGACCGACGACATCGGCAAGGACATCGGCCTGACCTTCAGCAGCGCCTTCGAGGATGCCGTTGTTAGCGGGAAGAAGTTCAGCGACATTCTCAAGGGCATCGGCGACGACCTGCTGCGGCTGCTGGTGCGCAAGAGCATCACCGAGCCCATCGTCGGCGCGATCGGTGGCGTCAACTGGGGCAGCCTGTTGGCTGGGTTCCTCGGCAGCGCCAAGGGCAACGCATTCGGCCCGAGCGGCGTGATCCCGTTCGCCACCGGCGGCATTGTCAACAGCCCGACCCTGTTCGGCTTCGCGGGGGGGCGCACCGGGATGATGGGCGAGGCCGGTCCCGAGGCTATCCTGCCGCTCAAGCGCGGCCGCGACGGCAAGCTGGGCGTGCAGTCGGCGGGCATGGGTGGCGTGGTGATCAACCAGACCATCAACGTCGCGGCCGGCGCCTCGCGCAACGAGGTGCTGCAGGCCGCTGCCACTGCCAAGGCTGCGGCGGTGGCCGAGATCCAGGACCTGATGCGCCGCGGCAACATGAGCTTGCGAGGGGCCTCCTGATGACCACGTACACCTGGCCATCCGCCTACGTCCCGCAGACCGCGGCGCTGCGCGTCATCGTCAACGCGCGGCACAACATGAGCAGCGAGAACGGCGTCAGCCAGACCGTGACGCGGCCTGGCAGCCGCTGGGGCTGGTCGCTGACCATGCCGCCCATGCGCCGCGCCGTGCGC